GTGCACCTTTGTCTTCACTTGGACTTAATGAAACATCTTCAACAACTGTCAATGTGGATAATCATACTGGCACTAACTCTGTAAAGGCTTTCTAATGCCAATGAAAACTTTAAAATTTAAACCTGGTATTGTAAAAGATATAACATCTTATGCAAATGAAGGTGGGTATGTTGATGGTGATAAGATACGTTTCCGTTTTGGTTTTCCAGAAAAAATAGGGGGTTGGGTTAAGTTTAGTGCGAGTTCCTATGAAGGCACGGCAAGAAGACTACACAATTGGGTTGGTTTAGATGGGTCTGACTTTTTAGGTATTGGTTCTCATTTAAAATATTATATTGAAGAAGGACAGATCTTTAATGATATTACACCTATTAGAAGCACCACAAGTGCTGGCGATGTTACTTTTGCTGCAACAAATGGATCTACAACGATAACTGTAACAGATCAAGCACATGGAGCTATAGCAGGTGACTTTGTAACTTTTTCTGACGCTGCAAGTTTAGGTGGCACTATAACTGCCGCAGTTTTAAATATAGAATATCAAATACAAACTTTTATCAATTCTAACACTTATACAATTACTTCTGCTATAGCAGCTAACTCATCAGACACGGGTAATGGTGGGTCAAGCACAGTAGGGACATATCAGATTAACACAGGTTTAGATAATACAGTTGGTGGTACGGGTTGGGGTGCAGGTCAATGGAGTGGAACAACAAGTGGTGCATTGTCAACAACAATAAACGAAGGTGGTACATTTAGTGATTCAGACACAACACTTACAGTCACCAGTGGCACTGGTATATCCAACAATGATTTCATATTGATTGACCAAGAAATTTTAAAAGTGACAAATGTGTCTACTAATGATCTTACAGTAACAAGAGCACAAAGTGGAACAGAAGCATCCTCTCACGCTAATGGAGCTACAGTTTTTTTAATTGTCGGTAATGCTTCATCTGATGATGACTTTGTAGGGTGGGGTAGTGCTGCAAGTGTTACAGTCCCTGGTGCACAGATTAGAACATGGTCACATGATAATTTTGGTGAAGATTTAATTATTAATGCTAGAGATAGTAGTTTGTTCTATTGGGACAAAACATTAGGAACAAGTGCTAGAGCCATAGAACTAAGTGCAACTTCTACCTTTAGTGGAGAAAAAAGTGTGCCAACAATAGCAAAACAAGTTCTAGTATCTGATGTTGATCGTCATGTCATAGCTTTTGGTTGTGACGCAGTAAATTCTAGTAGTAGTGCAGCACAAGGAAATGGTGTACAAGACCCACTGCTTATAAGATTTAGCAGTCAAGAAAATCCAGTAGACTGGTTTCCAACCGCAACGAACACCGCAGGTGATTTAAGACTTGGTGCAGGTTCTACTTTTGTACAAGCAGTAGAAACAAAAAGAGAGATACTTGTCTATACAGATAAGTCTTTACACTCCATGAGGTTTATAGGTCCGCCATTTACTTTTGGTATTACACAGATTGCATCTAACATAACCATCATGTCTCCAAGTGCAGCTATTGCTACAGAGGATGTGGTATATTGGATGGGCATTGATAACTTTTATGTACACGCTGGACAAACTGCACAATTGCCTTGCACAGTTAAAGATGAAGTGTTTACTAACTTTAACCTAGAAGAAAAAGATAAAGTTGTTGCTGGTATTAATTCTGAGTTTGGTGAAGTTTGGTGGTTTTATCCATCAGCAAGTTCAACAGAGAATGATAAGTATGTTATTTGGAATTATGTCGAAAAGGTGTGGTACTTTGGAACTTTATCAAGAACAGCTTGGTTAGATCGTGGCATAAGAAACTTTCCTATCGCTGCAAGTACACCACATTTATTTAACCATGAGTCTGGGTTTGACGATGATACTTCTGCCATGACTGCTTTTATAGAAACGGCTCCAATGGATATAGGAGATGGAGATAAATTTGTGTCTATCAAAAGGGTCATACCAGATTTGACATTCACTGGATCTGTGACTGGAAGTTCTCCAAACGCAACATTTACAGTAAAAGCGAGAGACTTTCCAGGCTCTGACTTTGATCAAACTGGCACTGGCACAACATCGAGAACGGCAACAAGTCCAGTTGAACAGTTTACAGAAAAGCTAGATTACAGAATTAGAGGTAGGTCTTTTGCAATAAGACTTGATTCTAGTGCATTAGGGTGTAAATTTAAAATGGGAACACCCAGAGTTGATATCAGAGAAGACGGAAGAAGATAATGGCATTAGTTGGCGTACCACCACCAAGGTTACCAGAACCACCAGAACAGATAACAAGAGAGTATGTAGAAGATTTAGTCCGTACTTTAGAAATATTTATAGGGCAAGAAAGAAACCCTGGTGAATTACGAGCAACTAAAATTACATTGACTGATCTACCAACAAGTTCTAGTGGTTTAGAAGTGGGTGCATTATTTAATGACAGTGGGACTATTAAAATTGTTACATAGACTTAATATTAATTATAAGGTAAACTAGGGCATGGACCGAGCCACACAAAAAATTGATATGCCGGGAGGCGGTATCGGTGACTTTATTTATACCGATGAAGAATTAGATATAATAGAAGCAAAAGAGCTAGAAGAAGCCTTTGGTAAAGACGGTATTGCACAGTTTAAAGACGTTAGTAAAAAAATTGCTGAGTATGGCAGATATGGCGATGATACGGTCGCTCACGTTGAAACAGGCGAGCTTATCGTGCCACGGGCATTAATTGAAAATAATCCAGAACTAAAAGAAAGCATTTTTTCTCATTTAAAAGAGCTTGGGGTAGAAGACCCGGAGAGATATGTTGTTGGTACAAAGAAAAACAGTATTAATCCAGACACAGGTTTGCCTGAATTTTTCCTATCTAAATTATTTAAGGGAATTGGCAAAGGTGTAAGTAAAATTGGCAAAGGTGTTTCAAGAGCCTTTAAAGGTGTAGGCAAGGCTTTAAAAAAGGCGGCCCCTATAATATTGCCCGTTGCTTTAAATGTTTTATTTCCTGGTTTAGGAGCTGTTTATTCTGGAGCAATAGGCTCTGGTATAGCTACTTTGTTGCAAGGGGGTAAGTTAGATGATGCATTCAAGTCGGCACTTGTAGGTGGTGCGACTGGTGCGTTAACAGCTGGTTTTGCAGGAGAAGGCACGTTTGGCCAGAATGTTATGGCAGACGTAAGCACAGGTACTTCTAACATAGGAAGTGCTTTTCAAGGTGATTTTAGTGGATTGCAAGCTAGAACTGTTCCAAGCCTTAGAGATTTAGGTGGTAGTTCTACAGATACTGTTCGAGGGGATGCTGTTAGATTAGACAAAGTTGGTATAGAAAAACTTGACCCAATAAAAACAGCTGATATTGACGTTACGGTGGGTAAAGATAACTTTGGAGAATTTGACCCTTTAATACCTAAAAAGCCGACTATGTATGAGAGTTTAAAAAGCGGTGCAAGTAATTTCGGTGATTATATAATGCCTGATAAAAAGAGTTTTGTAGATGTTTTAAAAGAAAAAAACATAGATCCATTGAAAGCTACCGAAGCACAAATAAAAGTAGCAAAAGAAATAGCAAGTAAAGAAGGACCGGGATTTTTAAGAAGATACGGTCCAACAGCTGGTTTAGCTGGTCTTGGGCTTTATGCTGCTGGTGCCTTTGATGCACCTGAACAAGAAAGATTAAATATACCTGAGAGCGGTCTTGATGTATATAATAGAAGTCCTGAGACTTACAACGTCGCTGGCATGACACCAAATTTAGCGACAGGACCTTTTAAAATACCAACAAACTACACTTTTAATTACACACCTTATCGATTACCAACAGATCCTTTTAAAAAAGGTGATCCACCTGTGTTTATACCACCTTTTCAAAGAGCAGCTGAAGGTGGTGAGATATTTCCAAGAAGAAACGGTGGTATAGGACCAAACGAAGGCACACCGGGCAAAGATAGCGTTAGAGCTATGCTGATGCCGGGTGAATTTGTAATGACAACAGACGCTGTAAAAGGTTTAGGTAACGGAGATCTTAACACTGGCATAAAAAATATGTATAGTGTAATGAGTAAGTTAGAGAAAAAAGGAAAGGCGATGGCATAATGGCAGTAGATGAAACCATACAAACCGTCAGGGAAAGTCCTGAGATTGAAGCCTATCGGATAGGCCTATTAAAATCAGCAAAAGAGTTAGCCGATCAGCCTATCACTTTGCCAACACAACAAGTAGCAGGGCTCACGGGTCTACAAGAGGCTGCTAGAAAGCAAGCCGAAGCAGGTATTGGAGATTTTTTACCATTTATTACTGCGGGTGGTCAGACTTTAGGTCAGGCAAGTCAAACACTTGGTGGTGTTGAGTCAGCTTTAAGAGCTGGGTCGGGTCCAGTTACACAAGAACTTTTAAATACTTACATGAACCCTTATCAACAGGCTGTTTCTGATGAGATAAACCGTGCTTATGATATGCAACTTAGTGGAACAAGAGCTGGAGCGGTAGGCTCAGGTGCTTTTGGTGGTTCACGGGCACAAATAGCAGAGTCAGAAATTGACAGAAACAGAGCTTCTGCGTTAGCACAGGCACAGGCACAAAACTTTTTACAAGCACAACAAGCTGCGGAAAGAGATCTTGCTAGGCAAACACAACTAGGTAGTGGCATTGCAGCTCTATCGGGACAACAAGGACAATTAGGTTTAAGACAGGCAGCTCTTGGGGAAACAGGTCAAGCACTGCAACAACGAGACACAGAAAGTGCGTTTAGACTTGGCCAGTTGTTACAAGCTCAAGATCAAGCAACATTAGACGCAGAAAGACAAAGTAATTTGGCACAACTTTATGAGCCATATCAAAGACTAGGTTTTCTTGGCGATGTGTATAGTAAGACTCCGACCTCCCAGTCTACTATTACACAAGCCAGTTCACCTAGCGTATCACCGTTTCAGCAATATTTAGGCCTCGGTATTGCAGGATTATCAGCGGCAGCAGGGGCAAATAGAGCGGGGTTATTTGGATGATGAATAGAGCATTATTACAACGACAGATGTTTGCCAATGGTGGTAGAGTCATACCTGATGATGCAAAAGGTTTACAGGCTTTAGCAGCAGAGCGACCAGATGTTGTAAAAAAAATGGGATTTAAGCCAATGCAGGAGGGTGGTCTTGCAGGTTTAATGCAACAACAGGACATGGCAGCCATGCCTATGGGATCACCACCAATGGATCAGCCACCGATGGCAGCACAAGGCGGGGTAGACCCAAATATTTTAGCCTCTACATTAAGTAACGTAGCAGAAGATACTGGAGACTTAGAGCAAGCTTCAGACTTTCAATCTATGATGAACCAGTTCTCTGGTGAAAATAAATCAGAAGAAGAAAGACGAGATGATTTAGCCAGTATAGTTGGATCAGAAGACGCAGCTCAAACACCAGATAGTGTTTTGGCTCTAGTTACTCCAATAGTTCAAATTAGTATGGCAGAAGAAGGCATTGCACCGATGGCTCGCGAGGCAATGGATACACCAGTTGAAGGCGATATGGCTGGCGGAATAATGAGCATGACGGGGGCTGGAAACGAACCACCCGAAAATTTTAGGTATGGCGGTGAGGTTCGCCGCCGTGGAGACGAGGACCCAGTTTTAAAATTTAGTAATGGAGCCGGAGTACCATCTGTTGGTGGCTTTTCAAGAATACCTACGACGGAGGACCGTTTAAATAACTTGTTATTACAAAACTTAGCTTTAGCTCAAAATCAAAAAAAACTTCAAGCTTTGAGTGCCTTGCCAAAAGTAACGCCCGCTAGAGATTTAAAAACCATATTTGAAGAAAAAAAAGATTTATACGGTAGTCTACTTGGTGACTCAGAAGAGCAAAAAAGATTAACGCAAGCTCAAATGTTGTTTGACATAGCTAATACAGCTTTGACTTTTGCAGCTCCCATGCCTGGTGAAAAGCCCGGTATGTCTGCTGCTGAAAGACTAGCTATGGCAGCTACTACTACAAAGTTAGCCCCAACAATAGGAGCAAGAGCAGCACAATTATCTGCTGATAAACGTAAGTTAGACCTTGCCGCTTTACAAGCAGCTGAAACTACACAAGCGGCTGAGAAAAAATCAGCCTTAGAATTGCAGAAAAAATTAATAGATAGAAAGAGTAAAACTATTACAGTTGGAGAAAACCAAAAAGTAATTAATCTCGATGGAGACGTACTTGCAACAGGCCCCACTAAAAAAAGAGTTTTAAAACCGGGCGATAGCCTTTATGACAATGACAATAATTTATTGCTTACGGTTCCGCCTAAACCAAAATTCAGTGTTGTAAAAGGTCAATTAGTTAAAACAACAGAGGATAGTTCAGGTCAAACTAAAAGTGTGCCCATTTTTGGTACACGAACACAAGAGAAACCAAACTTACATAGAATAATATACCCAGCAGGCACAACAGAGATTGTTGACGTAAATAGTGAAAGCGGTTTAAACGCTGTAACTAACGCACCATCGGGTGCTCAGGTTGTTAAAATTGCAGCAGCAAAAACACCAGACCCTACACCAATGTTGTTAACAGGTAGCAACAAAGTTGTAATGAGCTATGATGGCGGTAAATCATATACAAATGATAGTGGACAGAAAGTCGATATAGCTCCGGGCACAGGTTTTGCTATTAGTGCAGACAAGTCTTATGATGTTTATAAATCAGAAAAAGTTAGAGCTGACGCTAAAAAAGCTTTAAACAACATGAAATCTAAAAATTATGAAGTCTTTACTCAAGGTATACCACCAGAGCTTAAAAAAGATTTTGATCAAGTACAAAAAATGGTGCTTGATGGAACGGGTTTTTACTCAAACGTAAGAGCCGGTTTGATGGTAATAGATGGATTTTTACCAGATACCGTGCAGTTAAAAGACTTCTTCGGTAGCGGCACAGATACAACACAGGCACGACAATACCTTAAAACTATAATAGCTTTAGGAAGATCAGCTCTTGTAAAAAACAACAAGTTCCCAGTAAAAGAAATGGATTTTATGAAAGAGTTATTCATAGACCCTGAAACTTTATTAAATGATCCTCGACAAGAACTCGAAAAAATAAAAAATTTAAGAGACACTTTGATAGCTCAAAAAGGTTTTAATCTATCTAAGTTAGCCTCAGGAGACACAGGTGGTAAAGAAAATGATTTAATAACTAACAATAGTGAAATAGATAGACTTATCTTTTTGTTAGGTGGATTTGATGTAACCTCAGGAGGTGGTTCATCAAATGTTAACAGAGGTCAAATTTTAAAAAATATAATTAAACCGGTGAACTAATGAGTTTAGAATTAAAACCTGTAATACTAGATCAACCTCAAATTAATGAGTTTTATGAAAATTATGGGGCAGGAGACAATGTAGTAATTGACGGTGTGGATAAGTATATGCCGATCGAAGAGATTATTGCAAGAGACGTTGTATCAAAATCAGGAGTACAATCACCGGGATTATTTACATATGATACCTTAAAAGATGGTACAGCTTTATTTTTTGATAAAATACCTGAGTTCAAGACACAAACTCCCGGTCAAAGAAGATTTAAAACAAACGATGAAATTATTAATTTTTTAGCTAGAACATCACAGGGTGAAGAACTTCAATTTGGCACGATGCTTGAGGGATTTAAAAGAGATATTTTGCCACAAGGTTTATCGCTAACAGGAGCTGTTACTGGTGCTAAATTAAGTTCACAAGTTGCAAAAAATGTCCCAAGTGTAATTGGCAAATTTGGAACAGTTGCTGGCGGAACTATATTAGGGGCCTTTGGTGGTTATGAAGGTGGCGAGTTATTAACTTCTCAACTATTTGGTGATGAGAAAACTATATTACCGGGAACTCGTAAAGCATACGCCGCTGGTAAAACAGCAGCTGGTGCATTTGCATGGTTGCCAACACCTTTTTTAATATCAAAAAATGTAGATTTTGGCTCTGCTAAGTATTTAGATAATTTAGTAGAAACTTTAAAAAAAGGACCTTTAACTCCTGCGGATTACAAAAACAAAGATTTAGTAAAAAGTTTAGCTAAAGGCAAAGGACCTAATGTCATACGTTTAATTAACGGTATAGAAAAAATGCTGACCTCATCAAAGAAGTTTGCAGTAAAACGTCCTGTTTCTACTTTAGCTGTTGAAGGACTAGTAGGTGTATCACAAACAGGCTTTGGCGGTTTTGCAGAACAGACAAAACCGGGCGAAACATTGCCAAGAATAGGGTATGAGCTTGGTGGATCTATTGTCCCGGGTGTAGCAGGAACTTTACTTATTGACCGTATTGGTGCAATAAAAGACGCTCTTGTTAATATGTTTGGTCGAGCTAAATCTGCAAAAGATAAAGGACTTTTTGCCAGTGCAAGAGAGGGGATCTCGTTTTTAAAAGAAAAAAGAGAGATGGCTGGTGCAAAAAAGATTTTAGAGTTGCTTGAAGAACAGGGCGAAATTGATCCGTCTTACTTTAAAGATCAAACAAAATTTAATGCTCTTATAGAAAAATTGAGTCAGGTTGGTGGTAAATTAGATCCTTCAGTACAGCTGACCGCAGGATTAAAAGCAGATAGTCCGGTGCTCATGGCCATCGAAGCTTCTTTAGCACAAACCAACAGAGGTTTAGGCAAGCAACAGAAATCAGCAATGTCGCAACAAGGTACAGCTATAAGAAATGTTATTGTAGCATTAATTAAAACAGGTGATAAAGCTGCCATTAAAGAAGCAATGAAATTATCAGAAGCTCTTTTTTCAGATGCCTTGACACACAGATTACACAATGCGACAAAGTTAGTGTTAGATTCTTTTGAAACAGTAAAGGGTAAAGACCCAGCTTCAAACGCAGAGCTTGGTGAAACTTTATTTAAAATGATACAGGCACAATTTGTGCTTGGTCGTAAACAAGAAAAAGATTTATGGACTAAAGTAAGGTCCGTTAATTTAGAAAATTTTAAAAATGATATTGGCGAAGAAGTACCATTGCCTAATTTTATACAAGTTTTCAAAGATGAGTTTGCAGGTCCTGATAACCCTAAAGAATACAGAGAGTTTTTTGCAAAAAATTTAAGGCCTTTATTTGCATTTGCTAACAGGAAATCAAGAGAACTTGGCTATGGTGATATAATTGATCCTAAATTATTAGATGAAACAGCCGCAGCAGGTCCAGATTTAAGTAAATTTGATCAAAACATAGATTCGTTTTTAGCAAGAGGATCATTAAAGGGACGCACAGATAATCTAGTTTTAAATATGGTTAATGAACAGTTGCGATATTTAAATTTACCTGAGATAGGTAAAGATGAAATATCTAAACTTAAAGACGTTAATACATTTTCTAGAGACGATCTTCTTAGAATACAAAGTCATTTTGCAGAACAAAATAATTTTCCAAAAAAATATGGAACTGACGAAGCTGCTTTAACAAATGTCAGAGCCAGAAGAAGTCAATATAATACAGCTAAATCCATATTTAAAGATTTACTACGAAAACTTGATGCTACACCAAAAGGTGCTGTGGCGAGTGAGGCGGAAGAAGCAACAGGCACTATAACATCTAAAGAACTTATTAAAATGAGAAGTTTGGCTCTAAGCCTTCAAAGAGGACTGTCAGGACCTAACGGTAATTCTAAAGCAGCAGGCTTTGCAGGGAAGTTCGCCAAGGCTATTTTAGATGATTTAGATTCTTATGAAGAGGGTTTAAATGTTGATTATGATGCAGCAAGAGCGTACTCCAAAGCATTTAACAAAGTTTATACAAATACTTTTGCAGGAGATGTTTTACAAAAAACATCAACAGGTGTTGTAAAAAACAACCCTGAAACTTTAGCAGACAAACTTTTTTCTGGTAGTGCAGACGCGACAAATTTAAGAGTTAAGCAAATATTTAACCTCGGCAAGTTTGCAGATGAAAACAATTTAGAAGGTGCCGCAGATTTACCAAACTCAGTAACAGGTGTACTTACAAAGATATTAAGAAATGCTAAGGCAGCTGCTTTAGATCCTACGACAGGTAATTTAAATGAAAAAGCATTAGCAAGATGGATGGAAACAAATAAAGAGCTTTTAGACTCTCAAGCCTTTCAAGGATTAAGAGATGATTTAACTGATTTTAATACAGCCAGAGTTTTACTTTCAAATGTCAAAGATAAAAACAAGAACTTACAGAAAAAATTAGACAATCAACTTTTCTTTAAAAATGTTTCAGGAGGTAAATCAGCGGAAAGCCCAGTCATTACAGCTGGAGAAGCCATCGTAGGTAGAAACCCAACACGAGATATTAGAAATTTAGCTCGTATCGCTAATGCTTCATCAGATCCAAAAAAAGCTTTAGACGGGTTATATACATCAATCCTTGAGTATGCCATGACAAAAGCGGGAGGAACAAGTCAATCTTTTAGTCCTCGTGCCTTTTACGACACAGTCTTTTCTGAAATGCCTAAAGCTTTAAGGTCAACAAACCTAGCAGACTTGATGATAAAAAACGGCATAGCCACAGAAAAACAAATGAATGGTGTCAAAAGATTTGTTACAGAGTTAGTTAAGTTTGAAGCTATGGAAGCTGCTGGTAAGTTTGGTATTGGAGATTTAGCCGATGACGTTAATGGTGTCCTTGGTTTCTATTTAAAAATATCAGGTGCCTCAATTGGTCAAGCTATTGCTGCAAAAATGCCTTTACCTGGTTCAAGGGGCATGGGTACAGGTCTAATTGAATCACAGGCCGGTGTACGAATAATGGAAAACATATTCAGAGATGTTCCTCAGAGTATGAAAATTGACGTCATGGCAGAACTCATGGCCGACCCAGTGAGACTATCTCAAATGTTACAAAAGGCTAGAACGAAAGAAGAAGCAAAACAAATTGGCGATGCTTTGATTGGCTGGATGTACTCAAGTGGTTTTAAACCTTTAAAAAGAATTACACCAACCGTCATAAGAGAGGTTGATGAAGAAGTTACAGGACCAGAATTTCAAGAACAGAGTTCTGTCCAGTCCAATCAACAGGGGTTTCCCACCACCCAGATTGGACAAGGACTAAATAGCGGTGTGAACAACCGCCTCGCGGCTAACGTGGGGACACCCCCACCAGCCGCGTCTATTGATAGAACCAAGTTTGCATCATTGTTTCCAAACGATCCCATATCAGGTTTAATAAATGCTCAACAACAGGGTAATACACAATTTATGGAATATGGCGGTGTAGCTGGCGATCCTTCATATGACATGGGACTTGAAACAGATGTTACAGCCCAACAAGCTATACAATCTGCTTTAGAAAATAACACAACAAATGATAACGATGTAGCTGTTGAAGCTAAGGTTAAATTACCAAGCACTTTTACATTAAACCAAGGAAACAAAGCTTCAGGGATCACTACCATAGCAAATCCATATGTTCGACAAATGTTTGATTTTGTCACAAAATATAAACCTTCTATCAGTATGCCAGAGGGCGGAGGCATACAATTTGGTATTACAAAAACATTTCAAGATGGTGGCTTTGTCGATGATTTAGAGGGAGATCCTTCTGACTATGGTATGACCCAAACTGATTTTGACTTTGCCACCAACGTAGGTCAACAGACAGGTGGTTTTGGTGATGACAATACAGCTCAATCTATAGCTAATTATATTGCAGAGCCACAAGTCGGATTAAACAGATCAAATATTCGAGGCATGGCAAATTTTGATCCACAATATGCAGCTGCCTTAAAAATAAAAGCTGGTTTAGATCCTACAAACGCACCCTCATATGGAATAAGTGGCTTAGGTGTCAGTAATCAACCGATGATTGGAGGTTTGCCTGTACCGTCTTATTCAAGACCACAAATTGAAGGTGAGATAGATGGGAAAAAAGCAATGTTTAATTCTCGTGGCGAACAGGTATTACAACAATATTTACCCGGAATCGTTAAACAAGGAATGGACATGGGCATCATGGGTCTAGCAAGAAAAGGTTTTGATATTTTTAGCAGATTATTTGGTGGTGGTGAAGAGGTCACGCCACAAAAAATAAAAGCACGAGATAAAAATATTACAGCTAATGACATAATCGGGAACCCTAACTATTCAATCAATATAAGACGTCTAGCAGGAGAACCCCTCTCCGATATTTTAAAAAGTAGGAGCCGATAAATGAAACTTACAGAAAATTTTAGTTTAGCTGAACTGACAAAGTCTCAGACAGCTGAACGCAAAGGCATACCGAACAAGCCGACAAAACTACAAGAACAATCACTCAAGCTTATAGCTGAAAAAATATTACAGCCTGTAAGAGATTATTTTAGAATACCATTTACGCCTAGTTCAGGTTTTCGTTGTCCTGAGCTCTGTGTAGCAGTGGGGTCATCGACAAAAAGCCAACACACTTGTAAAGTTAAAGGCGAAGCTGCGGTGGACTTTGAGGTTCCAGGTGTATCTAATATGGATCTAGCTGTGTGGGTTAGTGAAAACCTAGACTTCGATCAGCTGATCTTAGAATGCTACACAGGCGGTAATACAGGATGGGTGCATTGCTCTATAGCTGAAACACCAAGAAAACAATTGCTTACCTACGATAAAGCTAACGGCTACAGACAAGGCCTCATAGGTTAAGCAAGCCAGTTTTTCGTATCTTCTTTTAATACTTGGTCTGCAAGATTAATCTTATTACGCAACGCTTCGACGATCTTCTCATCTATGGTACCCGGTGATATAAGGTCTACATACGTCACAGACTTCTTCTGTCCTATTCTATGTGCTCTATCTTCAGATTGTAACCTACTCTCCAAGTCATAGCTGTTACTATAATATACAACGGTGGACGCCTGATTGAGTGTAATACCATAACCACCCGTCTTAGGCTGACCTACAAAAAACCTCAGCGAACTATTAGGGTCTTCAAACATCTGTACAATCTCTTGCCTGTCATCTTGTTTAGTCTCACCATAATAGGTAGCCACACTATCTTTACCATACACCTCAGACAGTCTTTTTTTAATCTCAGCTATACCGTAGACATAGTTACACCATATAATAACCTTACCGCTTGTTTCTTCTATGATGTTCATCAACTCATCTAATCTGCGATTATCCAATATTTCTAAACGGCCCTCGTCACTTTCAAGATAGCCACAACATATCTGTTGTAATCTCATCAGCTGGGTTAAAATACTAGCTGTTGTAGCAAGCTCGCCCTTAGACAGTCTAGCTAGTGCGAATCGCCGCATTTCCTCATAAACCTTAGCTTGTTGTGCTGTGAGTTCTACGTTTCTTCTTATATATATTTTATCAGGTAAGTCCAAACAATCCTTCTTTAATGTACGAGCTGAAAAGCTGACAAGCTTGGCATTAAGCTCATCTAATCGTCTATATCCTACTATATCATTGAAGCTACGACCACCAAATGTTTTACGCTGTATAATGGCATATCTGTTTTGAAATGTGAAATAAGATGACTGGCCCAAGGCTTGCGGATCAAGGAACTGACACTGAGAAAACAAATCCATAGGTGACTTGGTCACAGGCGATCCTGTCAGTATACGTTTGTATTTCGCAAACTTACCCAGCTCCACTAGGTTCTTGGTACGCATAGCTTTTCTATTCTTAACAGTAGTGCTTTCATCAATAACCATAATGTTGTCAGGGTTTTGCTTTAGAAAAAAGTACGCAGCCTTTTTACCACGCAAGGTGCTAAAGGCTTCTACGTTTATAATAAAGAACTTTACGCCAGCCATAATTTCAAACACAACTTTGTTCATATCGTCTTGGAAAGCTTTGGACTTGGACGGTTGCCAACGGACCACGAATCGTTCAAATTCTTCAGGTAAATGGTTTGGTATCTCCTGTTTGACCCAGTTATCATACACGCCTTTCGGTGCAACGATCATAGCCGCATCAATCTCGCCCTCTAATTTTAACTTACCAATTGTATCAATAATTACTTTAGATTTACCTAGTCCCATCTCCATGAACAGGGCGTAGTACTTACGTTTCCAACTTAGGTCTAATATTTCTTCCTGATGTCTGAATGGTTTTGTTTTAAATAAATATGGCATTTTCATGATTACTCCCTTGACAATATATTATATAACGCATATCTTCTTATATGCAAGTCAATAATAACGACTTTTAATCACGAACAACGGAGATTTGAACATGAGTGATTTATTAAGACAGGTAGAAGCTGACGCTACTAGTGCAGATTCTATCAGTGATGTTAGCACAGATAAGCTTAAAAGCGTAGCTGACATTGCACATAAGATAGCCTTAAAAGAAGACGAGGTTTCACAGCTTGAGGATAAACTCAAGACTGCGAAAAAAGAACTTCTTGCCTTAACTGATGAAGATATGCCTTTGTTGATGGAAGAGATCAACTTAGAAAGTTTTACTTTGTCAGATGGCTCTAAGGTCGAGATTGTACCTACCTATGGTGGGTCAATTAAAGTAGCTGATCGCCCACAAGCACATGATTGGCTGCGAGGCAATGGCTTTGGTGATTTAATTAAATCATCTGTAGCGGCTGAGTTCGGTATGGGTGAAGACAACATCGCCAAAGATTTCTATGAAGCTGCTTTGTCACGAGGATTTACTGTCGATAAGAAAGAAATCGTACATAGCAGTACACTTAAATCTTGGATAAGAGAACAAACTGAAGCCGGTCAAGAGATACCGCCAGTATTTGGTGCGTGGACAGGCCGTAGAGCTAAAATTATGAAAGGAAAGTAAATGGCAGAATCAGTAGTAAAAAAAGAGCAACAACAAGTTGCAACACTAGATTTCAGTATGGTTGAAGCCGACTCAGGTCTAGGTAATAGAGAAGTCGATCAAGAGACTTTAAGTATTCCGTTTTTGAAAACGAACTTATCAAAGCAGATACTTGAAGCTAATCGAGGATCTGTATCAGGCGATATGTATAATACAGTGACTGGTGAGATCTATGATAGAGAGAAAGGCGTGTTGGTTTTACCTTGTGTATTTCAAAGACGTTTTATTCAATGGTCTCCTCTTGGTGATGAGCAGAGTGCACCAATAGCTATATATTCTACTAAAGAAGAATGTCCAGCTACAGAAAGATCTAAGGAAGATAATAAAGAATATCTTACCGATGGGTCAGGTCACTACATCGAAGACACTCATCAGCATTACTGTTTAATTATTAAGACTGATGAAAACGGTAAGCCGACTGGAGCTACAGATGCTGTTATGATTGCTATGAAGAGCACTTCTCTTAAAGCAAGTCGTAAATGGAATAGCATTATATCCACAAGACGTAAGCAGAAAGCTGACGGATCTATGTTTATACCGCCAAGGTTTCTATATACTTATAGCCTTGGTACCTACATGGAAAGTGGACGTAAGGGTGACTATTTTGTTTGGGATATGAAGCTGAAAGAAGAGCTAACGAATATAAACCTTTATAATGAGGCAAAGGCTTTTGCTTTATCTGTTGAGCAGAATAATGTTAATGTAAAATATGAGCAAGAGGAACCTCAAGCTGAAGCATCAAAGCCTGCATCACCGCCAAAAGCTGAAGTTAAAGGCGGTCAAGAAAATATGCCATTCTAATGTGGGAGACTTTTAGTTCAATATTTGGTGGACTAGAAGAGGCGTTTGGCACTTATAAGATAGATAAGACCCAAACCAATGGTAAGAAGTCCGGTAGAGCGGCTCTCGTTAGGGAGCCACGGACCAAGGATCATTGGGTGGGTCATCTGTCAGGTAAAGGGGACTCTCTAGGTATCATACCGATCAATGCACAATCACAGTGTAAGTGGGGTTGTATTGATATTGATACCTACCCTCTTGACCATAAAGTTCTTATTGAAAAGATTAGAAAAGTAAAACTACCACTGGTTGTATGTCGTTCCAAAAGTGGTGGGGCACATTGCTTTCTATTTAGCGAAGACTGGATAGAAGCAAAAGATATGCAACAGACCTTACAACATATATCAGCTGCTCTTGGCTACGGCCAAAGCGAGATATTTCCAAAACAAATTAAATTACATTTAGATCGTGGCGATGTAGGTAATTTTTTAAACTTACCGTATTATGACGCAGAAAGTGGCCTTAGATACGCGATAAAGGATGACGGCACCTCTGCCACCTTAGAAGAGTTTATCGCCCTGTACGATCAATATAAGCTCAATAACGAGCAGATACTGGCATTACAAGTAGAAGACATAAAAGATACACCGATTAAAGATGGGCCACCATGCTTACAGACTTTATGTGAAAGTAAAATCAGTGAGGGCGGGCGTAACAACGGACTGTTTAACCTTGCTGTTTACTTACGCAAAGCGTTTCCTGACAGCTGGGAGACAGAGATACTAACTTACAACATGACCTACCTTGATCCACCACTACCATTAAGTGAGGTCAACCTCGTTGCTAACCAAGCTAAGAAGAAAGACTATGCTTATAAATGCTCAGACAGTCCGATCAATGCACATTGTAACAAAGAACTATGCAGAACGCGACTACATGGCGTAGGATCGGCCGTACAAGGGGCAACAGTCGCTAATTTAAGAAAATATAACTCAACACCGCCAGTTTGGTTTTTGGACGTCTCAGGGGAGCCCCTAGAGCTAGACACAGAAGCACTGCTGTCACAGCCTACGTTTCAGAAAGCCTGCATGGAACAGCTTAACTTCATGCCACGCTCTGTACGAAAAGAGACTTGGGAAGCACGGATCAGTGCTTTGCTTAATGAGATGAAAGAAAATGATGCAGCTATTATAGAAGTAGCTGAAGATGCAAGCACAAGCGGACAGTTCTACGATTACTTAGAAGAGTTTTGCAGACACTTACAGCAAGCACAGGAAAGAGAAGAGATATTGTTAAGACGGCCTTGGACCGATGAAGAGGCACACTTAACTTACTTTCGACTAAGAGACTTTGAAAACTTTCTCAAAAAGAATAAGTTTTTTGAGTACAAGTCGCACAAGATTGCCCAACGCTTACGGGATATTAACGGGTCCAGTACGGTTATGAAAATCAGTAACCGATCCGTACGCGTTTGGGCAATACCCGCACACCGTAACACGGATCACGAGTTTAATACACCAAATTTACAAACAGAAAAGGAGCCTTTTTAATGCAAGAAGATGAAAGAATGGTCAAAGCCGATGGACTTGAGGACGCTATCATTGGCACAGGTAGTCGTATGAATATGCCTGACGTATTAGTTTACAGCTATAACAAAGCCGTAAAGATTTTTATGGAACGAGACGGCATGACACATGAAGAAGCCATAGAATGGATGGAGTTCAATGTTGTCGGTGCTTGGGTAGGAGAAACAACACCAATCTTTGTACATGAGATACCATCTGATCAAGAGGTCGATGAGTTTTTACAAGACCTTGGCTTTGAACCACCTATCAATCCCAGTAATGACAACTAATGTTTCGCATATTCGGGCCCCCAGGAACGGGCAAGACAACAACGCTACTCAATATGGTCGATGATCATCTTAGCAAAGGTGTACATCCAAACCACATTGCCTTTCTTGCGTTTACAAAGAAAGCAGCCAATGAAGCTAAAGAAAGAGCAGCGGCTAGGTTTAAACTTGATCCTGAAAAAGATTTGTTTTTCTTCAGGACTTTACACAGCCTTGCACTAAATTTGTCAGAAATAAGGCCGGAGCAAGTTTTGTCACGAGAACATTTCCTAGAGCTGGGGCAGAAGATAGGTATATCGTTTGGGCGTATCAGCGGTATGGACGATGATGTAATTGATAAACAAAATACCGATCATCCCATATTAAACATTATCAATTTAGCACGGTTGCGAAAAGTCTCACTGCGAGAACAATACAATGAATCATATATAGAAGATGACTGGAACACAGTGAACTATGTCCACAAATGCTACATCGAATATAAGAAACAACGTAACCTCTATGACTTTACAGATATGCTTGAGATGTTTGTCAAAGACTATGACCGCATCTGCCCGACCTTTGAGATTACATTTCTTGATGAAGCACAGGACTTATCGCCCCTACAGTGGGACATAGCCCACGCCTTGGATAAGAAAAGCAAAGCCATGTATGCAGCTGGAGATGATGACCAAGCTATCTACAGATGGGCGGGAGCTGACGTCGATCAGTTTATTAATTTAGAGGGCACCTCTGAGACACTAGACCAGTCATTCAGAGTACCAAGACAGATACACAAGATCGCTGAATCTATTGTCGATCGTATAAAGCACAGGTATCCGAAACGCTATCAGCCTAAAGAAGAAGAGGGGACAGTCAAACACATGGCACGGCTAGATGATATTGATCTCACAGAAGGCCAATGGCTGATCCTAGCTCAGGCGGGGTACATCTTAAACCCAGTCGCAGAAACGCTCAAGTCTATGGGTCTGCTCTTTTCACACAAAGGCCACCGTTCTATATCTGCGAAGATATCTTCAGCTGTGAATGGCTGGGAACAACTGCGTAAAGGTAAACAGATTACACTCGATACAGCAAGAGATGTCTACAGCTTCATGTCCAGTGGCACACGGGTCAAGCGAGGTTTTAAAAAATTAAGTGGCATTGATGATCAGGATTTGCTAGACATGGCAACATTACAGAACAGTCACGGACTTGTTGTAGGGGATGAACTTATATGGCACAAGGCACTCGATAGATTGCCCGAAGAGTCAAGAGTATACATTACAGCCCTGTTACGCAGAGGTGAGAAGTTTAATGGCGAGCCTCGCATTACAGTATCCACGATACACGGGTCCAAGGGCGGTGAGTCTGAAAATGTTGTGATATTCACCGACTTATCGCCCGCGGCTGACGATGCTATGCGGATTGGTAACGATGACGTACACCGCGTGTTCTATGTCGCCGTTACACGGGCCAAACAAAATCTTTACATCATTGAACCTGATGACAACAACAGGAGCTATCACATATGAAGTATGATGACAATAAACCATATAGAGAAATGATACGGGACAAGTACAGAGAGGTAGGAGACATGATACGAAAACAAGATGAAACGGTAAACCATCCACCACACTACAAGCAGAATACTGTTGAAGCCATCCATGTCATACAAGCTGGGTTGGGTGCTGGGTTTGCAGATTATCTAAAAGGTAATATAATGAAATATCTTATACGTTATAAACATAAAAACGGTGTAGAGGATTTAAAAAAAGCTCAGTGGTACTTGGCTAAATTAATAGAGGTTGAAAGCGATGTTTAAAGCAATAGCATTAATCTGTTCAGCTTGGATAGCTAATGGAGAAGCCAAACAAGCATGTTTT